TTGCGAATTTCACCCGCTCCGAGGCGATGGGAATTTGCTCAACGGAACAAGGTTTTCTTGTACGAGTGTGTGATAAGTTGTCACGACTCTCAACATTCACATCTGCTGGAACTCTCAAAGTAGACAACGAAAGTTATCACGACGCAGTACTTGATATCATCAACTACTGTGTCCTTTTTGATGGGTATGTTGCTACACAAAACAATTGACAACTTCGGATATATGTGGTATACTATACGCATGAAGATCTATCCCAAAAAGAAGATGGTTCTACGGCTGGTGATAATCCTTTTCATAATGTTTGCGGCCGCAACCATATCAACAATCGCAATGGCGTCCTCACTTGAGAGTCCGGGAAAATCCCAATCCCCACTGCGTAGACTGATGGACGCCATTTGCATTGTTGAGTCTGGTTGCGATCATACCAAAACAGGGGACGACGGCAATGCCATTGGACCATATCAGATATGGGAACCATATTGGTTTGATGCAACAGAACACGATCCATCAATTGGCGGATCATACTTGGACTGTTATAATAAGGACTACTCCGAAAAGGTAGTTCTTGCATACTGGGATCGTTATGCAACACAGTCGAGATTAGGCCACCAACCAACCGATGAAGATAGATCCAGAATACACAACGGCGGGCCCAATGGACACAAGAAACCTTCGACTGCCAAGTATTGGACGAAAGTGAAGAACCAACTGGATGGATAATTTTTACACCAATATCAGTAAACGTGGAAACAAATTACTCTGTCGTGCCATCGTTGATGGTCATCGGAAGAAGTTTGAAGTAGATTTTCATCCAACTGTGTTTGTTACTAAGAAGAACGGCACACCCAAAGACTGGAAGACTCTAGAGGGATATGCGGTTGAACCAATCATTCCGGGGTCGATGTCCGACTGTACTGAGTTTGTTGAGAAGTACAAGAAGGTTAGGGGTTTTCGTTTATACGGAAACACCGACTACATCTATCAGTTTATTGGTGAACTTCATCCTCACGAAGTTGAGTATGATAAAGACAAATTGCAAACGGCATATATTGATATTGAAACCACATGTGAGAATGGGTTTCCACAAATCGAAGATCCCGAAGAAATGATCAACGCAATCACTATGATTGTTGGTGATACGACGTATGTGTTTGGTCTTGGGGAATACACTCTTCCAGAAGATTCATCTGTGGTGTGGAAGAAGTTTGATGATGAATCAATTCTTCTTACCGAATTCATCCAGTCATGGAGTGAACTCGCACCCGATATCATCACAGGGTGGAATGTCAAATTCTTTGACATTCCATATCTTGTCAATCGTTGTAAACGGGTGTTGGGTGATACCATCACAAACAAACTATCGCCATGGAATCGGTTGATAAAACGATCAGTCAAACATATGAACAGAGAACACCCGATCTACATTATTGAGGGTATTGCGACATTAGACTATTTGGACCTATACCGAACATTCACATATACAAACCAAGAGTCCTACAAGTTGGACCACATTGTATTTGTAGAGTTGGGCGAACGGAAAGTGTCCTATGAAGAATTTGACAACCTAACCGATTTTTACAAACAGGATTTTCAAAAGTTCATGGAGTATAATATCAAGGACACCGAACTGGTTTGTCGGTTAGAGTCTAAGATGAAACTCATCGAACTTGCAATTGCATTGGCATATTCTGCTAAGGTCAACCTTGCAGATGTGTTCTCACAAGTGAGAACGTGGGACCAAATCATCTATCACTATCTCCATGAGAGGAAGACAGTGATCCCTCTGAAAAGGCATGGACACAAAGACGAGAAGTATGCGGGTGCATATGTCAAAGATCCGATTGTGGGTAAACATGATTGGGTAGTGAGTTATGATTTGGCAAGTTTGTATCCAATGTTGATCCAGCAATACAACATCAGTTCAGAAACCAAAATCGATCAGGTGCAGGACTATTCAATCACGCCCAACAGTATCTTACATGGTTCGGAACAAACGTTTCAGTCGATCCGAAAACATAGCATGAAGGGATATTCGGTTGCTGCAAACGGAACATGTTATTCAAAGAAACGACAAGGATTTCTACCGGCTCTAATGGAGAAGATGTACAAAGAACGGAAGATGTACAAGAAGAAGATGATCGATTGTCAAAAAGACCGACAATCAATTCTAAAATCTGGTGCCTTGGGTGGTGATGTGACTAGACTCCTTGAAGAGAAGGATTATGAAATTGCAAAATACTACAACTTCCAACAGGTCAGAAAGATTCAACTCAACTCGGCTTATGGAGCAATCGGCAGTGAGTGGTTCAGGTACTATGATGTTGAGATGGCAGAATCGATCACCCTCTCAGGCCAACTGAGTATTCGGTGGATTGCAAACAAACTCAATGAGTTCTTGAACAAAACAATCGGAACGGAGGACTACGATTATGTTGTCGCAAGTGATACAGATTCTGTTTATCTTCGTCTTGGGAATCTTGTGGATAAGGTTTGTCCTGACAAGTCACAGGGAGAAATAGTAGAATTCCTTAACAAATCCTCAGAGGAAATTATCCTCCCATTCATCAAGAAGCAATACGACGAACTTGCAGGATTGATGAATGCCTATGAGAATAAGATGGTGATGGACAGAGAGTGTATTGCAGACAAGGGAATATGGACAGCAAAGAAACGATACATGTTGAACGTGTACGATTTGGAGGGTGTTCGGTATACCTCACCCAAATTGAAGATCATGGGTATTGAAACCACCCGTAGTTCTACACCACAGGTGGTAAGAGATTCGTTGAAAGAATCGATTCGCCTCATTCTACAGACAGATGAGGACACGGTTATCAAATACATAGAAAAGGTTCGGGAAGAGTTTATGAAACTTCCTGTCGAGGATATTGCCTTTCCCCGTGGTGTAAATGGGTTGTCTCGATACAAAGATCCGGCCACAATATATCGTAAGTCCACACCAATTGCTGTCAAGGGGTCTTTATTGTTCAATCACTATATCAAAGAGAAGGGGTTGAAACGAAAATATCCGATGATTGTAGAGGGGGACAAGATCAAGTTCTTATACCTCAAGGTTCCTAACCCAGTTTGTGATAAGGTGATTTCATTCCCCGGATCTCTACCCAAGGAATTGGGGTTACATGAGTATGTGAACTATGAAGAACAATTTCAAAAGTCGTTTATCGACCCTATCAAGAATATCCTTGAGTCAGTGGGATGGTCACACGAAAGAAGAACATCACTGGAAGGATTGTTTGTATGAATCTAACACAGAAGGAATGGGAGTTTTTGTTTACTTACTTAAACAACGAAGTGACACAGACTAGAACAATTGTTCAGGACATGATGGTGTCAAAGACATCAATGATAGAAGAGGTCACAAAAACAGTTGACAACATCGAAATGTTGTGTACAATAGTGCATAAGATTGAAAAGTATCTAGGAGATAACCATGTCTGAATTTCTATCGAAGATGGTTTCCATATCAGGAAATAAATACGCAAAGTCAATCGAAACCGGAATTGAGGGAAGTGATGTCGATTCATTTGTTGATACAGGAAGTTACACTCTTAACGCTCTTCTTTCTGGTTCTATTTACGGGGGTATACCTGATAATAAAATCGTTGCAATTGCTGGTGAAAGCGCTACTGGTAAAACCTATTTTAGTATCAGCATTGTTAGTCAGTTCTTACATGACAATCCTGATGGCATTGTTCTATACTTCGATTCTGAACAAGCTGTAACATCAGACATGTTCAAGGAACGGAATATCGACCCAAGCAGAGTTGCTGTGTTCCCCGTCGCCACGGTGGAGGACTTTCGTCATCAGGTGATCCAGATTGTTGACAATTATGAAGAGTTGAACAAGAAGGATAAGAAGCCGATCATGATTGTTCTTGATTCGTTGGGGATGTTATCCACAGCGAAGGAAATGATCGATACCGCAGAAGGCAAGGGAACCCGTGACATGACTCGGGCTCAGATGATCAAGTCCACGTTTCGGGTACTAACTCTGAAACTAGGACAGGCCGGAATCCCCATGATACTGACGAACCACACATATGATGTGATTGGATCGATGTTTCCTGTAAAGGAAATGGGAGGAGGCAGTGGAATTAAATACGCCGCATCAACCATCTTGTATCTTACAAAGAAGAAGGTAAAAGACGGCCGGGACATTACAGGCAACATCATTCATTGTAAATTATACAAGTCTCGTTTGACTAAAGAGAATTCAATAATTGATGTTCATTTGGATTACAAAAAAGGATTACATCCATACTATGGTCTTGTGGACCTTGGGGTCAAGTATGGAATTTTCAAAAAGGTCAGCACAAGAATTGAACTACCAGATGGGACCAAATTGTACGAAAAGAGTCTTTACAAAGACGCCCCTAAATACTTTACTGATGACATTATGCATCAATTAGATGAAGCCGCAAAGAAGGAGTTTACCTATGGCAACAACGAAAACCAAGAAGAAAACCAAGAAGAGTTCGAAGAAATCTAATCCGCCAACACAGAACACATACAAATTGTTGTGGATCGAAGAGTCCGCAATGATTGTGAAGTGTTCAGATGATTTGGCCAAGGGCGCCATCTTCCGATTTAGTAAAGTGGAACTGGGTGAACCCGTGGGTGACGGAACCGTGCCGATTTCATTCGTCACCGATCTACTGGATAACCCGGGCGAAGTGGATTTCAAAGCATCCTCAACCGCCGAAAAGTTTGACGAGTACTTAGGTTCGTTGGTCACGAATATCGTAATGAATGCATTGAACATGGCCAGTGAGGATGTTGAATATCAAATGACATCCGAGGGAACAACAAAGAATGACGAGAATAGAGACACTGATTCTAAGTAATCTGGTCACAAACGAAGATTTCATCCGCAAGACACTACCCTTCATAAAGAAGGAGTATTTCCAAGAACGATCCGAACAGATCGTTTTTGGACTTGTGGAAGAATACTTTGTAACATACAATGACATACCAACAAAAGAATCATTGTACATCATCTTGGATGACAACACATTAGCACAACCTGAAATAGATGCGTGTACAGAACTTATCGGAGAAATCTTCCAACCCACTGAGGAAAATAATCTAAATTGGTTGGTTGATCACTGTGAAGAGTTTTGTCAAGATAGATCGATCTATAATGCTATTCTAGAATCGATTCAGATCATTGATGGTAAGTCGAAAGATAAAGATAACCATGCGTTGCCGAAGCTGTTGGCTGATGCCCTTGCTGTATCATTCGATATGTCAATCGGACATGATTATCTCAACGATGCTGAAGAACGATATGAGTTTTATCACCAGAAAGAAACAAAGATACCATTTGATTTAGAGTACATGAACCGAGTAACCAATGGTGGCATTACGTCCAAGACATTGAACGTAGTGATGGCGGGAACAGGAGTCGGCAAGTCATTGTTTATGTGTCATCATGCGTCAAACTGTTTATCACAAGGCAAGAGTGTGTTGTACATCACATGTGAGATGGCCGAGGAACGCATTGCCGAACGTATTGATGCAAACCTCATGGACATTAGCCTGGATGATATGAAAGTGTTATCTAAACAGGTGTATGCGAAGAAGTTGTTTGATGCAACCAAGAACATCAAGGGCAAATTGATTATCAAAGAGTACCCAACAGCTACAGCGAACGCAAATCATTTTCGTCATTTGTTAGAAGAACTCAAGATCAAGAAGAGTTTCATTCCAGATATCATCTTCATTGATTACCTGAACATCTGTGCTTCATCACGATTCAAACAAGGCAATTCAATCAATTCGTACACATTGATCAAGTCAATTGCAGAAGAACTGCGTGGCCTTGCTGTGGAACAAAACGTTCCAGTGTTTACAGCGACACAAACGAATCGGGCTGGGTTCTCTAATAGTGATGTGGGACTGGAAGACACATCTGAATCGTTTGGACTTCCTGCGACAGCAGACTTTATGTTTGCAATTATTGCTACTGACGAACTGGACGAACATAACCAAGTGATGATCAAACAGTTGAAGAACAGGTACAACGATTACGCAGTGAATCGAAAATTTGTGTTGGGTATCAACAGGTCAAAGATGAAATTGTATGACATAGATGAATCTGAACAACAGAACATCATGAACGGAAATAATGCGGTGGAACAGATTATGACAGAAACATTTGAGGACAAGTTCAAACGTCCTGCCGCATCTGTAAGTGACTGGAGTATGTGATGTCGCTGTACATAGATAAGATGTTCATCAACAGAATATCTCCGCAGCTAAGGAATTTCAAATGGAAGAAAGAGAATTTGGCTAACTGTTCGTGTCCCGTCTGTGGGGACTCACGACGAACAAAATCGAAGGCCAGAGGGTATTTCTATGTCAAGGGTAATGACTTCTTCTATAAGTGTCACAACTGTAATCACGGAAGTAACCTATACAACTTCATCAAAGAAACGGCCCCGTCACTATGCAAAGAGTATTCTCTGGAGAGATACCGCAATGGCGAAAACGGGAAATCAAACTACAAGAAACCCAAGGAAGAAGAATTGTTCAAGTTCAAAGACTCAAAACCCAAGTTCAAGAAGAAGGATGCCATCCTTGATGGGTTGGATGTTCTTAGCAGTCTTCCCGACACTCATCCTGCTGTTCAGTTTGCAAACCTGAGAATCATCCCGCAGCAATTCTGGAAATACCTCTATGCTACAGATGACTTCGGTTCGTTTATGCAGAAGTTAGACCCAGATTGTCTTCCTGTTGGAAAAGAACCCCGACTGGTGATTCCGTTCTTCAATAGTCACGGAGATGTTGTGGGCGCACAGGGTCGTGCGTTGAACATGAAGGATGAAGCAAACGCACGAACTACCCTCAAGTATGTCACGGTCAAGGCAGATAAATCCATAGACAGGCTTTGGTATGGAATGTGGAGAACGAATCCCAAAAAGAGAGTGTATGTCGTAGAGGGACCAATTGATTCTATGTTCTTGCAGAATTGTGTCGCAATCGTCGGCGCAGGTGCGTTGAGGAACATCCCTGCTCGGTTCGCAGATTCAGAGATGACTTGGGTGATGGACAACGAAAATAGAAATCGCCAAGTGTGCGCATACATTGAGAAGTTGATTGAGATGGGACGGGACGTTTTCATTTGGCCCGACAACATCAAAGAGAAAGACATCAATGACCTTGCATATCGGATGTCAACTCGTAAGATTCAGAAGATGATTGATGAGAATACCTTTAGTGGGCTTGAAGCAACACTGAGGTTTCGTGATTGGAGGAAGGTGTGAAACAGCAAATGAATCATGTGATAAATGAAGAAGAGATCTTACAATACGATGTATATAAAACAGCACTTCAACAACAATTGAATGACCCCTATAGAGATTCTTCGTTTGGTGTTTTCAAAAAAATGTCATCTAAGAGAAAGGGAGCCGCATTTGAGAAGATTTTTGAAGAACATATGTTGGATATAGGAGCAGATGTTCAAAAACCCACAAACAGCGATCACGATAGGATCGTGAACGGGGTGAAGGTAGAAATCAAAGGTTCTACACTCTGGGGAGAAGGAACGCATTTCCGTTTTCAGCAAATTCGTTCTGGTCAGGACTATGATATTATCGTTTTTGTCTCGGTGTTTCCAGACAGAATTGAATTTCATTATGCAGACAAAGAAACTGCAATGAAGAATTTAGAAATACAGGATAAAGATGGGAATTGGCCCCACAACCAACACGGTGGGAAGACGAAGAATTCAGGAACATTTTTCATTGATTGTTTTCCTAACGAAACAAATTGGATGAAAGAATTAGAGGGACACATTGCACCAACTTCATAATGCAGACTGCTTAGAATACTTAGAAACACTTGAATCATCATCAGTTGATATGGTTTTGGTTGACCCCCCATACTTTGAAATTGTCAACAACGAGTGGGACAACCAATGG